ATCGTCAGACCATGGCGTCCGCGACGATCACGCCCCACTCTCCGCGGGTAACCAGGCTCCCGTAGAGGACGTCGAGGCGGGTGATCTCTTGGTCAGTGCCGATCTGGTACTGGGTCAGGGACCGCATCGACACGTTGTCGTAGCGGTGCCGGGCGCTCTGCTGGAGGTTCGACGGGATTGGCATGTCGCCGGTCGCCATCGTGATCATCTGCGGGGCGTAGGCGACGTTGCGCCGGAACGTCACGCTCGGGAGCGTGAACAGCGAGATGGCCGCCGCGTTGGCCGGGCTCGCGGTCACGGTCTGGTACTGGACCGTCACGCCGCCAGCACCTGCCGGGATGATGGACGGGTACAGGCTGAGCTGGGTCGCCCCCGCCGCCGCGTTAGCCGTCACGACGAACTGGCGGGCCATTCCGGTCGTCTGCTTGGTGACGCGGTTGACCGCGTTGACCCCAGCGATGGTCACGATGTCACCGGCGACGAGCGTCCCGGTGATCGCGTTGGTGACGAGGTTCGGCCCCGTCTGGTTGGCACCGTTGACCGTGCCGGCCGTGAACGACCCAGCGACGTGCTTGATGATCGTCTGGTCCATGTACCAGGTGAAGCCGAGCGCCCGGTACATGACGCCCTCGTAGTACTGCTCCGAGATAGCCGTCGACGGGTTCAGCAAGCCAGTGAGCGACTGGACTACGCGCGCCTCCGTCCACGAGTCGTTGATGATCTTGCGAGAGGGCATAGGCGCAGAGTTGTCGTTAAGCCTAGCCCGAGCCTGCAGGTACGTACCAGCATTCGGGGTCTGGATGTTCCCGCCCGCGTCGAGGTTGGCCGCGATGCCCGAGATCGCCCCCTCCGTGTTCTGCATGATGGTGGCGGCGACGTCGCCGGCCAGGTTGTTCATCATGGGGAGTAGGATGCGCTCGGCGAAGTCGTCGAGGCTGAGCAGGAGGTCCGCCTGGGTGAAGGAAACGTCCACGTGGTCCTGGGTGGACATCGTGAGGACGGTCTGCTGCTCCGCAGTGTCCTGGACAGAAGCAGCCGGCCCGCGAGTGACGATGAAGTCGTTGGGGAGGCGGATGCGGAGCTGGGAGCCGATCTTGGTACCCGACCGGCCAAACTCGTCGTCGAACTGCCGGTCGATGTTCTTGATGAAGGCGTTGGAGTTGACGAACAGCTCGATCGCCTCTCGGGTGATCATGCTGATCGTCAGGATGGTGTTGGCCATGGCCGTGAGATCCCGATGCTGCGTGGGGGTCTGCCGCGCCTCTCAGTCGCGGCGGTTCGGCACGGGTACGATGGGCCCGGACCCAGCATCGGTATATTTTCGAGCGCCGAGACGCTCACTCCACGGGTACTAAGCGCCCGGACGCCCCGCGTAGTCGTTCGGTAGCCGGATGCGGAGCTGACTACCTACCTTAGTCGGGTACTGGCTGAACTCGTCGTCGAACTGCCGGTTGATGTTCTTGATGAAGGCGTCAGAGTTCACGAACATCTTGACCGCCTCTCGAGTGATTATGCACCAACTCGGGCGTACTAACTCCTTGACAGGCTCTGGCAGGCGCGCGACGACTGCCGCCAGTGGCGCAGCAAGAAAAGCCTTGAACAAGTTGCGCCGGTTGAGGCCAATCATCTGGTCTTCTTCCTCGCCGCCGAGTGGAGATACTTCTCAGGGTTCTTTATCTTTATGACCCTACTTAGACCCAGACCGGGTCTCTTGCCCCTGGCTACTCGGAAGGCGTTCCGTATCGTCTGCATTGTCTCAGGCCCTCCTGGTCGACCACGGCCTACCGACGCTGGCCATCTTCTGCCGACGGCGCTCCTCGTACCAGGCGGCGTCCTTGTCCTGGCTGGCGTTCTTCGGGTCGTACAGGTCCACTGCTGGCCCAGCCGACCCGCCGTGCAGCTGGGTGACGGGGGCTGGAGCCCCGGACGGGATCTTCGGCTTCTCAGCAGATGGCTGCGAGTCAGCCGGCTTCTTCCCGAGGGCGATCTTGACCAAGGCCGTCTGCCGCCTGGCAGCGGGTAGGTCCAAGATCTCCTGGTAGGCTGCCGGGTTCTTCCCGAGCTCGATCAGGACGTAGGCTGGGTCGTCAGTCGCCAGGACGCCCCGGAGGACCTCCTCGGTCACCCCGCCCTGGGCTTCCAAGTTCTTGGCGACCTGCGGCCACTCAGCAGAGTAGCCCTCCCGGATCTTGGCCGTCAGGTCCTCGACCTGGAGCTCGTACCGGACTTGCTCCCTAGACGCCGCGGGGGCAGCCGCGGGAGCGGCTGCTGGAGCGGCCACGGGGGTCGAAGCTGCAGCAGATGATACTGCCGGCCCTGGCGCACCAGCAGCCACTGCGGGGTCACGAGAGCGGCTCGCAGCGTCAGCCAAACCGCGGAGACGCTCGTTCTCAGCCTCTAGGTCCTTGATCCGACGGTGCTGCCTGCCAATCTGCTTGTCCTTCCACGCCCCGTCAACCGGGTCAGCAGCGGCAGCGGCTGCGGCCGGGTCAGCCGCCGCTGCGGCCGGGTCAGACGCCGCCGCGGCCGGGTCAGACGCCGCCGCGGCCGGGTCGTCGGGAGACCAGTAGGGGGTCAAGTACTTCAAGAACATGGGTAGCTCCTCTCTGCACGGGTACCAAGCGCCCGGACGCTCAAGTCACTTATGGTCTCACTCGTCGATCCCGAACATCGGAGGCAACGGGGGAACTACCACCACAGGCGCTTGTTGAGTTGTTTGGGGCGCTTGAATCGATTGCCATCCAGGTGCGTTACCATTATTATTTCCGATGTATCCGTTCCCATTTCCATTTCCAACCTGCCAACCGTTACCATTATTATTTCCAATATTTCCATTGCCGTTGCCGTTTCCATTTCCATTTGCTTGAGCGCTTGCAGTGGTGACCATTGCAAGCGACGCGAGAGCAAAGAAAAGTGTTTTCATGACCAATCCCTCCATGACCATCTTCAGCGCGGGCCTCACCCGCGGACGGCGTCCCGAAGGGCAACCGTTTCGGCCTTTTGCATTCAGTCACGGGTACCAAGCGCCCGGACGCTCAAGTCACTTGTGGTGCTCTTTCTCAGTGTCGTAGAGACTTTCTCTGCGGGACGTTGGGCAGCTTGATCCTGGCAGCCTGCATCTTCAACTGCTTAGTCCGGTCCTCGATGACCGCGTCGGCGATCGCGTCCTTCACGTTCTGGTGGACTAGCGGGTTGCCCAGCATGGACACGAGCGTCTCCCGGGCAGTAGCGACCCAGTGCATCCACCCGGGCGTCGTCACCCGGACGACCCCGTCGTCGACGTGCGTGACGGTCCCGTCTGGGTGCCTGTGCAAAAGACCGTGGCGGCGACCGCCCAAGTAGTCCTGCACGGTCGGGAACGTCCTGGCGAACGCCCGGGGGTCGATCTTCATCAGTACCCGGCCGCGCCGCTCGACCTGGACCTTCTCGCCTAGGGACTCAGCCGACCGGACCATCTCGTAGAACTGCCCGGCGAGCTCCTTGGCCATGCCTCGTATCGTGTCCTCGGTCATACCTCGTCCTCGTACCGGTGACAAGAGAAGTGCCTGCCCCACACCAGTCGGCGACGCCACACAGTCCGCCCAGTCCACGCGCTCGACCTGACACCCTCTCGGGCGATTGGCAGACCCCTCACGTACCCCGGCGCGTTGAGGTCCCAGCTCTCTTGCTCCCACGACCAGCGTGGCTTGCTCCACGAAACAATCAGAAGGAAGCGGTACCGCTGCGAGTACTCGTTCTTGCGAACTCGCTCGCCGAGCGCGAAGGCGAACCCATAGGGGAGGTCATACATGATGTTGTAGCCGACGCTGACCGCGAGGTGCCGGCACGAGAAGTACCCACCGCTCCAGCCGTACCACTTGAATCTTATACTCACTCGAGATCTGGCTCCAGCTTGTACGTACCCAGTGGCAGCAGCAGTCACTTACGCCTCCGCTTCGCTGCCTCCTTGCGCCCCTTACTGAAGCCGATCGCGAGCGCCTGCTTCTGGCTCAACACGACCGGCCCCCGCTTCGACCCCGAGTGCAGCTCACCCTTGCTGAACTCCTCCATGGTCGCCTTGACTTTACGCTGGACCACGCCAGGTTTCTTAGGCATCACTGGCTCCATCTGTGACCCACCTGGGACCACGCACGACATCTGACTCCGCTATCTCCTGGTCGGCACCAACCTCGTACGTCGTGATCGACCTGAGGCGGATCGGTACGTCGATCGGTGTCTTCTCGTTGAACTCGTCTGCCCATGACCACTGCCAGCCATTGTCCGCGCTGGCAGACTTGTCTGTTCCTACAAAGCGCGCGACGAGAGGAGCGACCGCGGCACCAATCGTGGCTGCCGCAAACTTCTTGAACGCGTCACGACGACTGAACATTCTTCTCTCCGTCAATGCGGCTCACGGAGGTACGGAGCCTTGCCGTCCCAGTCTCTTGCTAAGGCGCGAGCTAAGCGTCGGCATAGAGCTTTTGATCGTGTGCACGTGATCGCAGCGTGAACTGTACAAGCATCTTCATCATAAGCGCCTTCGAGCAACCACTGCTTCGGGAAATGCCGACGCAGATGCACATATAATTCCTCGACTTTTTCTTCGTATGTCCGAGGCCACCAATTTCTCTCTCTTGCTTCGGACATGATGTCTTCCATCCTCATGAGTGCCCGTGGGATCATGTGCGCGGATGAACGCGCACATGAAACAACCGTCGGTGTGGTCAGGCGATCACGCCGAGTTCGCGCAACTTAGTCTCACTGAAGGTGACTAAATCTCCGGACCTCACCTCGTACTCAACGAGGATGCCGTTGAAGTTGAGTGAGAATTTGCTCTGCTGGCGAAGCTCTTGGTGAAGCTTGCGCCCCGCCTGTCGAACCGATCGCTTGACCGCCATATTGACGATGGCCTTTTCGCGCTCAGTTAATTCCTCGAAGATCAAGTCTTCAACTTTGTCAACAATGCCGTTCATTGTTACTTCTCCGCATTCCCTCCCACTGGGTTCGTTGATGTCCCGTCCGTTGCATCCCCAGTGGAGGGGTCCAAGATGCAACAAACGTAGTGAACGCCGTCACTTGCCACTCCTCGCTGCCTTGGCGTCCATCTTCTTGTCAGCGGCGGACCCCTCCCACTTCTTCAGCGAGACGCCGCGCTTAGCCGCCTCCCGCTTGTCCTTGACCTTGTCGGCCGGAGACCCCTCGTAGCCGCGCATCCGCTGGGCAACCTTGCTCTGCGCCGGAGAGATCCGGCCGCGCTCGTCTGAGTTAACCTTCACCACTGTCTCCTGCTAGTTCTGGCCCCAGAGCAGACTCTACGTCTCTTAACCCCATGCCGAGCATGTCCGCCAGGGTCTTCCGTATGAGCAGTTTGAGCTCGGGGATCGAGTCGCCAAGCTTGGCGAAGTCAGTGACCACGTTACCCTCGGCAGCGAGCCGACGAGTCATGGCGTCCTCGACCTCGATGTCCCGGAGCTCCGCCCGACTCTTCGTCTTGATCCGGGCCTCTGTCAACTTCTCCAGGAGCTCGGCTACCTGCTGCTGGGAGTTCGTCAAGTCGGCCTGCAACTTCTGGACAACGGGACCGACCTGGCCGTCCTTCACCAGCCACGGGGCCGTATTCTCGATGTTCCGCCGGATCCTCTCGGCGATCTCGTCAGCCATCGGGAAGTCCGCAGCCAGGAACCCGAGGTCCCCGAACACGTTCATGAGCTCGGGAGCGCTCGACAAGATCTCGACAAATGCGTTCCAGGTCTCCTGCCTCTGGGTCTGGAACGCCGGCCCAACGTCGGCCTCCACAGCGTACTTGCCGATCTTCGGGTTGAACAGTATCTTGACCGGGTCTCCGGGACCCTGCGGCTCCTGCCTCGCGTGCGCGTCCGGTGCGTCCGGGTCAATGCTGATCTCCGAGATCGTCCGGTCCTTCGCCATCGTCTGGACGACCCGCCTGGTATCGTAGATGTGCGGGGCCAGGTCGATGCAGATGATCGCCGTGTGCCGGACTGCCTGCAGCTCAGAGTCCGTGAAGTCGTAGTTGACCAGGTTCCCCATCCTCTCCCGCATCTGCAGAGCCCGGGGTGTCCGCTCGATGGTCGGCTGCTGCTGCTGGGCCTGCGCCACGCCCGACGCCATCTCCAGCTCAGCAGCCGCGATCCTCAACCCCTCCAGGAACCCCTGCGCAGGCGTCGGGGGCTCAGGCCTGGTCGGTGGCGGGATCGGGTTACCGTCCTCGTCTACGTGCCTGTACGGGAGGTAGGCCGCGTTGTCCCGGTTGGCGTTGTTCCACGCCGTCTCATTCCCCTCGATAGCAGCCGCGGGCGTGACCCACGGCGTCTTGGTCTGCAGGGCGACG